CGGTGTGAACAGTCACACGGTGTGTGATGTGTGTGATCCCCCCTATAGGGGATCACATATTCACACGCATGGGTGTTTCACATGGTAAGGCGTAGGGTAAAAAAACCTGACAGCACTGCGCTGAGACGTTTGAGAGGAACCAACGTCACAAGTGAGGCAAGTTATAGGAAGATACAAAACCACCTCACGGAATATGACAGGGTGGTGTCGGACTATGAGCGGCGATGGGGTGTCGAGAGATTGCCAGCATTGGTGGACCCGGCGTTGCGTGATAGGTTCTGGTCACAGATGGACAAGCTCAATGCGGCTATCGCGTCAAACAGCCCTGCCGATGTGGAGGCAGAGGTTGAGGTGACGTTGCGTGGTTACGCCGCACTTGAAGCCAAAGCACGCGAGATGGGCAGCAAAGAGATTGAGGGCATAGCGTGGACTGCGCCAATGGAAGATGGACGGGTCATAGCTATTGTGCGTGACATACACGAGATTGGTGTGATCAAGAAAGACATGCCTGATGCTATCGTGTACAGCGTGCAGGAAGTGGCAGCGATACTTGCGGCATGGACTGACCAACAAAAAGATGATGCGGTGAACCGGGTGAAGGATTTGTTTCCCGGTGCGCATGTGACAAAGGTAACGGAGCTGGAACAGGAGCTTGATGATGAAATCCCTTTCTGAGAACAAGAGGCCGTGGTCTGTGATGCCAATGCGTGCGCTGTCGGACAAGCAACTCAAAGAACGTGAGCTACGGGTGCTAGGTGCCGTCTGTTCATTCACAAACCGTGCCGGGGTGTGCTGGCCTAGCTTGGACACGCTGTGCGATGTGAGCGGTTACAAAGAGCGTAAGAGTGTGCTTGATGGAATGAAGCGATTAAAGGCACGCAGGTATGTGCGTCAGCTTAATCCAAAGGACTACCAAGAGACATCGAGCGGATGGAAGACCAACAGATACCAAGTGTTGTGGGATGGTGATGAACCGTTGCCAACGTATGAAGAGATACACACAGCCAAGCCATTGCAGCTACGCGCAGACCAAGAGGATGATATTAGCAAAGACATAGGGGGTCTGGGGGATGGAAACAATTACACAGACGCACACGCCAGCGCACTCTGCCACGCCTTCATCAGAGCTGTCCAGCAGGCGACCGGGCAGGTGCGGCTGTACGATAATGAGATAGCACACGCACGGCGGCTGGCTGAGCGTGACGCAACAGTAGATGATGTGACGGCAGCAACTCTGCTGGTCTGCGATGAGGCAATACAACGAAGGGCAGGGGTGCCTTCAATGGCAGACGTAGTGAGGCGGTATGATGTACAAGAACACAAAGGTTGATTTGCTTTTGTACACCCTGCGCTGGCAGAAAAAAACACAGTCACAGGCGCAGACCGACCCCTTGCCCCCCGCCCCTGCCGCTGTATACGTGGGGGTATCACACAAAATTTTCGGGAGAACCGGCGATGCACATTGACGAGATTTACCGCTGCCGTGACTGCGGCAAAGAACACGACAGCTACGGACACCTGCACCACCCCGGCCCTGAGACGGGCGGCTTCTGTGCTAGCTGTGGTAGCGACAATGTGCGCGATGTGCCAGTTGCATACGCTACCGGGGATGGTAAGATGGCTGAGTTAATGCGTAACGGGCAATGCCCAAAGTGTCGTTCTAATATGGACGGCGAGTTGGTTTGTGAGACTTGTGGCTTGGAGATAGTTAAGTGAAACGCGCAGATATTTTGAACACCGCGACTGATTACGTTACCCGTGACCGTGCGGCTGACCACGGTGACTTGGAGGACAACTTCCGTCAAATCGCCAGCCTGTGGACCGTGTACTTGCAGCACCCGGTCACAGCGGTGGATGTTGGTGTTATGATGACTTTGTTGAAGGTAGCACGGGTTAAGGGTAATCCTGCGCACATGGATAACTTTATTGACGCGGCTGGTTACATGGCTTGTGCCGGGGAGATTGCAGATGCGCAAGAAGCCGCTGACGACTAGGCAAATGCGTCAGGACTTAGCCAGCCCGGATGCTGACCGGCGCGAGGCTGTGGTACAGGAGCTAGAGGCGATTGCCGCAGGTGAGGCAACAGATGTGATCAGTTGGGATGCAATGGGTCAGGTTCAGCTCACACCATCTGACCAGTTGAGTGAGCGTGCCAAGCGCAGCATCAAGAAGGTTAAGGTAACACCGAACCAGCACGGCAACAGCATTGAGGTGGAGATGCACGACAAGCTGTCGGCGTTGCGGTTGCTTGCCAAGCATCGTGGCTTGTTAGAGCCGAACAGCGATGACCAGCGGCCTAGTATGATTGGCATTAACGTGACCGGGCCTAAAACGACAACGTATGAGGTTAAGAGTGACGGCGACAATAACGAAGATTAGCCGCAGTAAGTTTGTGCGGTTTTTCAAAGAGCATGTCGTCTGTGACTATTGCGGTATTGAGACACGCGGCTTGGTATATGCAGAAAGCCAGCGTGTGGTATGTTCGAGCTGTAAGGGTGTGTTGCTGGACGTTGACATGGACCGTGATGACGACCCGCGTGAAGGCATGATGATTGTGGCGTATATACCAGAGGGTAACAATGGCGAGGAAGACTAGGGCCGGTGACCAATCACGGCGCAGAACCCGGCAGAAGGGTACAGACCCACTAGAGGGTCTAAACTTGGATTTTAGCGAAAGTCCGACAGTATGGGATTTTTTGAACGACAACTCTTTTGTACGGGGTCTACTTGGGCCAGTAGGCTCTGGAAAGACATATGCCTCATTGGCGGAGGTGATGTTGCGTGCTGTAAAGCAACCTGCTTCTCCTGTGGACAATGTAAGATATACGCGTTTTGCCGTAATCAGAAACTCATACCCGGAGTTGCGCACAACGACAATCAAGACGTGGCAGGAGATATTCCCTGAGAACACTTGGGGCCAGATGCGTTGGTCGCCGCCTATCACGCATCACATTAAGTTGCCACCGCGTGGCGACACACCCGGTGTTGACTGTGAGGTTATTTTTCTTGCGTTAGACCAGCCCAAAGATGTGCGCAAGCTGTTGTCACTTGAACTGACCGGCGGCTTTATTGATGAAGCGCGTGAACTACCCAAGGCGGTAGTCGATGGCTTGACATCGCGTGTCGGACGTTACCCGACCAAGCGGCACGGCGGCTGTCCTTGGCGTGGTGTGTGGCTTTCAAGTAACCCGATGGATTCTGATCACTGGTGGGTGGAGCTTGCGGAGAAAAACCCAATACGCGGCAAATACCCGTGGAAGTTTTACAAGCAACCCGGCGGTGTCTTGGAAGGCACCAAAGAGCATGACGGCAATATCTTTGCCGCTGGTAAGTATTGGATCAACAACCCCAAGGCAGAGAACGTCAACAACCTGCCGCCCGGTTACTACGAACAGCAGCTTGCTGGCAAGACGCTAGATTGGATACAGTGTTACGCTGGTGCGCAATATGTTTACGTGCAAGACGGCAGGCCGGTGTGGCCTGAGTTCAGTGATAGTCTGATGAGTGGCGATGTGGAGATTGAGCCAACTTGGCCTGTGCATATCGGGCTTGACTTTGGTTTGACGCCTGCTGCTGTGTTTGGGCAGAAGATGCAGAACGGCAGATGGCATGTTGTGCATGAGCTGGTTGCGTTTGATATGGGCCTTGAGCGGTTCTGTCATCACCTGATGGCTGACATCAACACGCACTTTCCAAAGTGTGAGGTGTTTATCTGGGGTGACCCGGCAGGTGCCAAGCGCGATGAAATCTTTGAGGTGACTGCTTTTGAACATATGCGCACGCTGGGTCTACGCGCACAGCCAACCGCGTCAAACGATTTTATGGTGCGCCGGGAAGCAGGTGCCGCGCCGATGAACCGGCTGATTGACGGCAAGCCCGGTATTATTGTGAACCGCAGTTGCACGCGCACTCGCAAGTCACTGGCTGGTGGCTATCACTTCAAGCGCGTTGCGATGGGTGGCGGTCAGGAACGGTTCAGAGATGCGCCGAATAAGAATGAACACTCACACGTAGGTGACGCATACGGTTATCTGATGATGGGGTCAGAACACCGCAACATGACCCGAAACAGTCACCGCAGTAATCAGTTCAAGCAGCTCACGGCTAAAGTTGACTTTGATGTATTCTAGCAACAAGGACGTAACCATCATACCGTTTCACTGGGCGCACCCGTATCACATGGACTTGCGCAAGTTCGAGCGGGAATATTTCAAGATGCTGCCTGACTATGATGACCGGCTGAAGATGTTTGCATCTGGGCCGCATAGTTATACGGCGTTGTACAAAGGTGAGATGGCGTGCTGCTGGGGCTTCACAGAGATGTGGAGCGGTGTGGCAGAGGGTTGGTTGCTGACAACATCGCTAGTTGAAATCAACCCGATATCACTTACGCGAGGTGCTATCAGAATATTTAATCACATCGCTATCGAGATGAAATTGCATCGATTGCAGTTGGTCGTTGATGAGCGAAATGACCTTGCCATTAGGTGGGCAAATGCGTTAAAGTTCAAGCCAGAAGGCTGTCTGGTCGGCTATGGCCCGGATGGCTCAAACCACGTTATGTATGCGAGGCACTATGGGCAGCTTGTTCAAAACACCAAAGGCACCAGCACCTGACCCCAAAATCACTGAAGCTCAAGAGCGTCAAGAGGAAAGACTTGAGGCGCAGGAAGAGCAGAAGATGCGGCAGATATCTGCACGGCAACGCGCACGCCGTATTGGTGGTCAGCGTATGTTATTGTCAGCACAGCGGGAAACACCAGCAACTGGTGTGCAATCAACATTAGGAGCAAAGTGATGGGCGGTATTATTAAAAAGCCAAAGATAAGGCAGGCTGAGCCACAAGAGATGATGAAGGAACTTGCTGAGAAAAAAGCAGAAGCAGGTCCGGGGGCAGGCGCAGCCGCTGCACCAAGAGAGGAAAAGCAAGCTGCTGCCAGACGCCGCGCACGGCGTGGTGGTATGCGTTCACTGCTTGGCGGTGGTCGTCAGGCTGGTGGTGATACAGGAACTCAAGCAACATTAGGATCAGGATAAATGCCAAAGGTAGTATCTAAAGACGGCAAGACCCGTCATTTCTCATATTCCAAAGAAGGCTTCAAAGCAGCTAAAGAATACGCCAAACAAACTGGCGGCAGGTTTGCTATGGGCGGCATGAAGTCAAAGATGGCTAAGAAGAAGGATAAATCATATGCCTAAGAAAAAAGGCAAAGGGTATGGCAAATAAATTTAAGCGCGTGCCGAAAGACAAAAGCGGCCTGCCTAAAAAATACGTTTCTGGTTCATCCAACCCGGAGAAGACACGCGCTGAGATAAAGCGCACGCGGCGTCTGTACAAACGCGGTCTGCTTACCCCGGCAATGATGGACCGCATCAGTGAACAACGGAGTAAGACGTAATGCCCAGCTTCAAAGGTATCCCCGGCTCTAGCCGCTTCAGCAGTGACAAGCTCAACAAAGTCTATCGGCGTGGTTTGGGTGCGTACTACTCTAGTGGGTCAAGGCCAAAAGTATCAGCCCATCAGTGGGCTATGGGC